TAATAAGAATTATCTGATTTGCCAATTTGTGCATCATACATAGCCATCATCATTTCTGAATCCATTTCTGGAATTCCTGAATTAGTAGAACCCATTTCAACTACAAGATCTACTGATACAGACAATGATTCAACTTTAATAACTTCAGACATACGATGATAAGAAACATATGCTGTTTCTTCCCATGCACCATTTTCTTCTTCATATTCACGAACAATAACTGGCTTATCATTTTCTATATATTCCATAGAATATTCTGATCCTGGCAATCCAAGCAATCCTGCATTAGTCATTACGTACTCAACACGACCAACCATGTTTTTATCGTCTTCGCCCATATACATAACAAAGTCGCCTTCTTTAATCTCATGCATACTTTTTCCTATGTTACCTTCAGAGCGATTGATTGCATAAATTTGTGCTGCTGCTTCTGCCCTTGTCTGGTGGCATCCCATAACTTCATTGGTACCCTCTTTTAATGCTGGGTATCCAGAACATCCGAATGAGCCTTTGGCTCCAACTCTATATGGCATTATTGTCCTCCTAGACCTATATACTGATTATATCAGGTTTCTTTCTTAAACATAAGACGCTTAAGTTCCATTACTGACCATTGCTCATCTTTAGTTAGTTTGCTTACCTCTGAGTCTATAAGAGACTTTTTTGATAAGGTTATTATTGGATCATCAGCAAGAAAGTCTATGTTTATATACCCTTTTTCCCAAAGAGATAGCATTTCTTGATTGATTGTATTTATATGCTCCGTGTATAGATCTGGCATAAGTTCTTTAATTTTTGGGGTGAAAGAATATAAAAAAGATCCGTTTGATGAATCAACTCCTACTATCTCTAATCCACCATTAAGAATTAGATAGTCTAGAATTTCTTGATCTTTTGGAATCATGTTTTTATCTTCAGGATTAAACATTCTTTTTAATATCTTTTTTATTATTAATAAACTCAATTAATTTTTCCTTTGTTTGTAATCCAGTTATACGGTTAATCTCTTCACCGTTTTTAATTAGGATAAATGTTGGAATAGATTTTATTTCAAACTTTTTAGACAATTCCATCTCAGTTTCGGCATCTATAATTTGAAAAGTATTTGGAAACATATCTTTTGATAACTCTTCAACAATTGGCCTTACTTTTTTGCATGGCTGGCACCAATCTGCTGTAAAATAAAAAACAGAAATTTTATTTTTTTGATTCATTTTCTGCAGTTTCCTTTTCTATGATTGCTTTTTGTTTAAGAGTAGCATAGTCACCATACTCAAAATCATTATTGTTTAATGTTTTCATAAATGGACAAAACTTTCTTGCTTCTTTCATGCATTCTTTATGAAATGGATGGACATCAGAAAAAACTCTTGCTCCAACTGGTCCTAGTTTAGACACATCTGCAGTATTCCATCTAGCACAAATTTCATTATCTTCAATTTTAATTCCACAATAAGGACAAAGATCTTTTTGATATATCTTTCCTTCATTTATTTCATTAAGTTTTAATGCTCTTCCAAATTTAAATGCTGGTTTTGATTGCCAAGGTATTGGAACAATTTTTGCCAATCCATATTTTGTTTTATATTCTTTGTTAAGAGTTGTATCTGCATGCGGTCTTGGCAAACCTTTTTGGTTTGTAACTTCTTTAGACCATACTACAGAATTTATAAAAATATTTTTCATAATGCATTTTTATAATCTTATTTGCCAGACTTAATTCTTGCTTTTTTTAATGCTTCAAAATCTTTAACCTTGGCGTCACCCATGTATCCCCAAGCATATCCATCATTAATCATTTTATCATTAATAGATTCTGTGTCACTATTTATATATAACCAACCTAAAATGCGACCAAATTTTTCTGAAGAGTTCATTTTTTCTGTTTTAATAATAACAGACTTAGCATCTTTGAGTTGTTTTTTTAAATACTCTTTAGACTCAAGACCAAGGGCTTTTTCTGCCTTATCAGTTGTACGAGATTCAGGCGTGTCAATTCCAGCAAGTCTTACACGAGATGCAAATAAAATATCAAACCCTAAATCAATAATAACATCAATAGTATCTCCATCAACAACATTCTTTACTTCTTTAACAAAATACTCATACATTAGTAGTCCTTGCCTTTCGCCTTATCTTCAATTAGTTTATCTCTTTCATCAATAATGCTAATCATAAATGACATCATTTTTTTGTACCCTTCGGCATTATCAATAATCTTATTATAGTGATGACCGCAAAACATTAGGTCCCCAGAAATTCCAGTTACTTTTACTAGTGCTTCTGCTGCACATGAATCACAGCGATCAACAGCACTTAAGGTCCACTCTTTGTTTACAACTTCTTCTGCAATCATTGTATTCATAGTATACCGCTACTTTCTGTTGTCTGTAGAATAAAATCCACTGCCATTAAACAAAACTCCTGGAGATGTCCATTGTCTTTGCATAGTTTGCTGACAGCATAAAGGCTCTCTATCTTCACCAAACTCTCTTTTAAATTCAATGCTAGAAGAACACACATTGCATCTATAATCATAAACTGGCATTAAATATTCCTTTATCTATGTTCTACTTATTAATTATATCACTAGGCTATCTTGTGTGTCAACCTGTGATGAGTTCTAATTCTGTGGCAATTTGCACATACAACTTCACACTTTGATATTTCTTTTTTTATTGCTGCCCAAGAAAATCCATCATGAATCATTCTTGAAATATTATATTTTTTATCTTTTAAATGATCAAAGTCTAATATTATGTGATTGGTTACTCCACAATCTACACAGCCAGATGCTTCTTTTATTTTTGCAAGTCTATTTTTAAACTCTTGCTTATCATAATGGTCCAACTGTTTGTTAGTCATTGATGATAATTATATCAGCATGTAAAAGCCCTACACAGGCATTCCAGGCACGATAGCCAGGGAATATAGAGAAAGGTAACTACTCCATCCCAAGGTCCTGTGTAGGGACTATTTATATTATACTACTTGATCTTAATAGACCTAGGCTTCTTTTCTTCTGGAACAATTCTATCAATATTAATTGTTAGCATACCGTCCTTAAGTTCAGCACCAGTTACTTCCATATATTCGCCAAGAGCAAATGTGCGGGTAAATTTACGACCAGCAATTCCCTTGTGAACAACCTCAGCATCTGTGACCTCTACAGTTTCGCCCTTAATTACAAGATTTCCATTGTTTATTGAAACATCAATATCTTCTTTTGTAAATCCTGCAACAGCAAGAGATAGGCGATATGTATCTTCATCTAATTTAAGAAGATCATATGGAGGATATGATTGGTTGTTTGTTTTATATATGTTGTTTAACTGTGTTAGGTTTCTATTAAACCCAATAAAAAAAGGGTCATTAAAAATGGCCCATGGATCGTTCATCATGTTATTCCCCTTTCAAGCGAATAAGTTAATATACCCCCTTTTGGCAGGTATAATATTATTATATCATAATCTAAATAACTTTTGTTGTTATTATATTATTTTCAATATTACGTACACCATAAACACAGTCTGTGCATAACCCATCATAGGCTTTTTTTAATGCTTTTTTTCTTTCAACACTATGCCAAATTTCTTTAATTGGTTTATCTTTTATATTTGCATATACAGTTTCATAACTAAAATCTACGCAACAAATATACATGTTTCCAGTTGCGGATATGTACAATGTTTCATCAAAACCAGCAGAACATTTAATTACTCTGCCTTTATTTTTTTCTTTTATTGCACTTTGGTTAGATATAATGCTTAATTTTTCTAAGATACTTGTTCTATCTCCAAGATTATTTCTTCCCCAAATATTAATTCTTGGCAAGATTGTTTTCATTTCTTCAACAATTTTTGCTAATGTCCCAGTGTCAGGATTTAAATCATAGTGTGGTGCCTTTTCAAGCAAATCTATTGTTCCACCATTTTTAAATAAAGACTTTTCATTAATACCATTAACCATTATAGAAAAATTTTGTGAAAAAAATAAATCTACAAGTTGTTCTTCAGCATATTTAAGATTATCTAATAATTTTGGAAATAATTTAATATTAAAGCCAGTGAATTCTGACCACTGTTTTTCGTTTAATGATGGCACGTTTAGTATTAGAGAACTAACTGTACTTTTATATTTTTTAATTAAGTTGGTTTTATCTCTTGTTAAATTAATTCCATTTGTATATACTCCCATAGATATGTTATATTTTTTATGAAGTTTAAGCATTTCTTCAAAATGAGGATATAACAATACTTCATTAAAATGAATTGGAGTGTTATATATTTTTTCTTCTACCCAGTCACCACGTCCACTATCTAGTTGCTTAAATATATCTTCCATAGTTTCAAGTGACATAACTCCAATATTTTCTTTAGGATTTCCTAAGTAAGCAACTGGACAAAACCAACATTTTGCATTACAAACTCCATTGGGATCTATATTAATATTTAATATTTTTTTCAATTAAGGTTTTACCCAACCGCCAAGCATTTTAAGCAATGCATTAATTTTTGATCTCAAAAGGTTCATTTCATTTTGAACAAAAATAATATCTAATTCTGAAGCAGTTTTTCTTCCAGCAATTGATATTGATTGAGATGACGATGCTTTTGCAGTCTTTTTTGTTACAGATAAGTTGGTTGGCTTTTCATTATCATAAGACTCATTTTTCAATTTTATTTCTGAATAAGTTTTTCCAATAGTATCGTCATATGAAAAAGATCTTGCAGTAACTGGAACGCTTACTTCTGAAATAGTTGTTGTTGTTGTTTTGGTTAAATCATCAACTGCTACTTCAGTTTCTGAACTGTAAATTCTTACATCTTGGTGCACCGTAAATACTCCATTTGACTCAGTCACTCTAATACCAGCGCTTTCATTTCCAATAAAACTGCCTTGCCCTTGAGCATCATTTGTAATTGGATTAGGAGCAATTTGTGGAACTACTCGTTCTCCACCAAAAGTTCCGCCACCGCAGACAGCCTGCGTACAACTGATAACATTGGTTACTGTTCCAGAACTGTCAACAACGGCCCATACTCCTGCGCCATCGCTTGCGCTAGCACTTTGAAATGAGATTACTGAAAAAAATGATACTAATAAGGATAGAACTAATGTTTTTGTTTTTACTCTTTTATTTTGAATACTACCTGACATGGATCCCCACCATCTTCCCATTCTTGTTGTTCTTCTTCAGTCATGTACGGATCTCCGTCATGAGTATTACAGAACGGTTCTGTTATCCATCCCCGTTCAATTCCGTTATCAAGCCAGATCTCAAACTCTTTATCTTCTGACTCTTTGCTTTGAATATCTTTTAATATTTCTTCAAACTCTTCCATACTATAAGTATAGCCTTAAATACTTACCACGTCAACTGGCCCCATGCACGATGGATTAAATTTAATTGCTGCACTAACAGCACTAACAACTCTATTTCTTGCATTTTTTTGTTTATCTGTTGCATATAACACTCCATATGCATATTCTGCTCCAGAACCCATTGCCAAATAGTCAACTGTATATTTAGATAAAGACATATCTACAGCGCTGTGTTCGTAAATTTGTCCACGAACAGCAATAATTAAACCAAGATCACCTTCTTTTGATGTATCAACCCAAAAATCATTATAAAATTCTCTAAGTTCTTTAACAAATTTAGTCTGCATAAACTTATCTGTATCTTTAATGTTAGGGACACTTGGCTTAAAGTTATAACGAATTCTTTCTCCGTCCATTGAGCCAGCATAGCCAATTAAGTATGGACCAATTTTCCAAACCTTTGGAGCATCAAGTGCTAAAATTGTTCCATCGTCGCTAGCACCACGATCACCAGCCATATATATCTTATCTTCATGGCGAACTACGGCAATACAAGTCATGAGAATACCCCTCCAAAATGCGGTATATTTAGTATACCAGCAAAATTTTAGAAGGTCAAGCAGGTTATTTTATATTTTGACCACAAGTTGGGCATGTTTTTGCCTTACTTGTAGATTTTTTAGCAGTAGAAGGGACTGCTGCACCAAACTTAGGTCGTCCAAATCCAACAATAGAAATCATTACTCCAGCCTTATTTTTCTTGTAGGCACGTAATTGTTTGCAAACTTCTCCACCATTTCTTTGACTTCCAGATTTTTTTGAAGAAGTGTTACCTTCAATACACCAAACAGTTCCATCTTCGTTATCTTTAATAACAATTCCTACGTGAGAAATTCTATCAACGCCATCTGATGGGAAATCAAAATAGGCAATATCTCCTGGTTCTGGATCTGCTATGTCAACATCAATCCACTGACCAGCCTTTTTAAATGCTGCTGCTCCACCAGGTGTATAAACAGTGTTAGGAACTTTTACTCCTGCTTCATTTGCACACCAGTTAACAAATGAACCGCACCATGGTTGAAAATTTGCTTTTGTATAAGCACCATATTTTGTTTCATTATCTTTGGGTCCTTCAATGACACCAATTTCTGCTTTTGCAACTTCAATTAAACGTTCTGCTGTACCTTGTTCTGCCATTTTATTTATCCCAATCTGTATCAACTGGTTGTTCTTCTGGCATTGCTCCATCTGGTTTTGCTGCCAGACGTGCTGCAGTAGCATCAATTTCTGCTTCTAATTTTTTATCTGCCTGTGTGTTTTTAGCATCCATTTCTTTGTTTGCTAATTGTGCTGACATTATATCTTTAGCACCTGAGTTGCCAATTAATAGTCCTGCTAATGTTCCTGTAATAAAAGTTGCAACTGAACCAAGCACATTGAAAAACATTTTATCATTTTCTGATTGTGCACCAATTGGTTGGCTAACAAATAAAAGACCGTATAAAATTCCTATTGATGTAAGAAATAGAATTGATCCTAGTGTAATACCTAAAATAAACTTTAATCTTGCATCTAAATCTTGTGGTGATAGTTTTTCTTTAGCCATTATTTTGTCTCCCCTGTTATATCAATATCTGTTTTTGTATCTATTTTAATCATATCTTTTGTACATGTTCCAGATGCTTCACAGACTGGAGGATTGCATTCAGCATTTTTCCAATTTTCTGGATTCTGACAAGGATATCGGTAGAAACCCTGATAGCCACATCCAGTTAATGGAAGGACTAGTAATGATACCAACAATAGATTACGAAGGGTTTTCATACCCTCCATTATACTATACTATTACTCTTCGTCTTCACGAATGCCAATGGTCACAAACCAGATGGCAATTGACGCTAGAGTCACATATCCTACTACAGTCTTTGCACTACCCTCTAAAACTACCCACGCTACAAAGAAGCCTAGAAATGTAAAGTTTTCACTTAGAATCGCCATGATTCTCTTTTTTAACCAGTTCATTATCTTCTCCTTATCATTGCACTACCAACTATGACCTGTCCAACTAGCACTGCTGCTACAAGGACTTCCTTAGCCGTTTGTCGTTCTTGTGGTGACATATCAGCGCCGATGCTTGCAAGTGCTAATAATACCTCACATTTTTGTTCTTCAGTTAAACCTTCAATAGCCTCATCTGGATTAAAGCATCCAGCAATTGCTCCAACTAAAGCAGCAGGAGATTCTAATGTAAGTAATGCGGATGCAACTTCTGCTGTAATAACAACAGGATTTCCATTAGCGTCTGCTCTTACCTCTACTGGAATTTCTGGTGGAAGATCCCTATATTCAAGACCTGCTGCTGCAATGTCTGAAGCAGTTACTGGTTCTCCATCTGCTGCTTCAATAAGAGCATCTGCTACTAATTCTTTTTCAGCAAGGGTGAACGTTCCATCTTCTGATAATGCATCAGATAAATTGTTTACCTCATCAGAGGTTATTTCTCCATCAGCCATTAATGCATCTAGAACTGCTTCTGCATCTTCTGCTGTTAAGTTACCATCTGCAACTATATCTTCTACAACTGAAATAATTTCATCTACTGTTAATGTTTCTTCTTCAGTAGATTCTTCAACAGGTTCTTCTTCAATTGTTTCTTCTGTAGATGGCTCTTCTTCTGTAGTCTCTTCTTCTGCATTTTCTTCTTTAACAGGTTCTTCTGTAGTTGGTTCTTCTTCTACTGGTTCTTCTTCTGTAGGTTCTTCAGTAGGCTCTTCTGCAGGTTCTTCTGCAGGAGTCTGTTCTATTGGAATCTCAACAGTTCCACCACCAGTTAGATTGCTACTTTGTGAAGCGGGTATAGAAATAACAGTCTCAGTATAACTACTTACAGGACCAGACCAGTTGGCAACTCTAATAGTATATGTAGAGCCTTCTGTCAAACCAGTTAATTGAATAGACTCTGACGCACCATTTGTATTATATGTTCCACCTTCATATGGGTTTTCTGCATCTGGATCATCAGTTATTACTTGATAAAACCAAGTATTTGCTGTGTATCCTTCTGGCAATTCAGGAACAACAGTCACTGTAGTTCCCTCAATAACTGGCTCTGCAAGTATAGGGGCAGGTGTAGGAATATTGTTATTAATTGCAGTAACTAGTTGACTTGATTTAGTATTTAATGTTGACTCAAGAGATGTCTTTGTTGATACCGCTGAGTTTACGGTATTAGTTAAAGATGTCGTGTTAATAGCATTTATATTAGAAGTATTTGTTGTATTTTGTGCAACAACTGGAGAAAGACTTTGATTTAATTGTGTAATAGTTGCGTTTGCTGCATCTACTGCTGCCTGTACTGTAGAGGTATTTGGATCTACATATGGAGTAAATGTTGAACCCTGACCTATTTGTCCAGAAAATCCAGTTCCAGAATTTGTATCTGTAATTTGTGTTATTGCCCCATTATAAGTTTCTCTATAATTAAATCTTGCACCATTTGGTATTGGTCCAACAGCAGTTACATTTGCCATCCATGCACCATCATTTGGATTTACATCAGCATTAAATCTTACCTGAACCATTTGAGTAGAAGCATCTTGTTGTGGAAATGGTCTTAAATCCCAAGCAATATCTAA